GAATAACACCAAGTTTAGTAACTTTAGCAGGCATACTGATCCAAACAGGAAGAGTAAATGTAAGTGTCATAATATCAATTGGCTCCTCGGTGCCAACAGGAACTGTGCGCGAAGTATAGTTAATGTCATTAAGTTCGATAACCGTTAAACTTGTCCAATCAATATAATTGTCTGTGCTTTGAATTTCTAAACTTGGATTAAACATTGGAGCAATTTGCTCAAACAACTGCCATTTTTGATTTGTGTTTGTAGTCCAAATATCTAATTTAATAGTTACATCATACGGAACTGGCATATGGCGTTTAACAGTAAATGCGTTACCTTGCGTAGTTTCGTATGTTTGTGTGTCTGCGTCCCACGATCGTTGACGATAACTTTTAGTGTCTACAAAATAAGGTTCTTGCACACGCTCTCTTGCATATTTTAACCCACTTACATAAAAGCTCATCATTGGAGCAGATGGCATTGAGTTAGCACTATTATTTTGAATAATTACTTGTGCTTGGCGAGAAGCATCGCCATAACGAATAGGAACTGTTAAGTATGTTGGATTGCCCGAGTCATCTTTGCCGTATTCTACTTGGAATCCCGAGAAGATTCTTGTAAATTGTAGCAAGAATCTGCGTAATTGTTCGTCGTAGAAGAAATCAACTTGTGCCATTAGTTATCCGCCTCTGGTCGTAGCAAATCGCTTAGACTTTGTTTGCTTGGAATATTACCACGATCAGTTGTAGCTACTGTAGCATTGTTATTAACAAATGAACTACGTTGCGTAGTATTGTCATTGTTTAAGTAACTCATTTCAGTTCTTACATTATCTTCTACTTTCACCCAACGTGCTCCGTCATATCTAAATAATCTATTTGGATGATAATCCAAACGTAAACAATAGTCACCACTTCTTGCGTTAATTGGAAAACTAACTCCTGGTGTAACAGGCAAACCGTTTGGTGGCATTGTGTTGCCAGTTAAGTATCCAACCAGATATCCATCAGATGTTGGGGACACCAAACTGCGGTCTGCTCTGACTGCACCCAGGTCTGCTGTTAACAATGAATTATCAGCACTGATACCTGTGCCATCCTCGGGTTCACCGTCGCTGCCATAAGGAGCAACATAAAACTTACTAACATCATATCCTGCTAGCGGAACTTCTACTTCTGCTTGGGCAAGAATTGCATCATTGATATCTTTGTTCTTATTGTATGTAGTTAGGTAATCGGTAAGGTCGCCAGTTTCGTTGCCCTTCTCATTGGTGTAGCCATCTAAAATATCTTTGTATTCTTGTGCGCCCACCATTGGAACTGCTTTAACACGCCAAATGTGCGGCATCCAGGTTTTACTAAAGCCTTCACTAGCAAATGATGCATCCTGAATAACATAAAATTTTGGCATTCCAATTGGAATATTGGAATCCAGTGGATGAAAATCTTTTAAATTGGGAACCTCAATAACATCGCCTGACATTAGTTTACGACCAACAGTATCAATCATATCATTATAATGAAATGTTACAAAGATAGTATCGTTTTGAATGAATAATCCAAACTGACTTAGGTTAAAGTCAATGTCCTGTACATTGTACACACCCCGCAACCGATAAATAGATTCATCATAATCACGATCTCTGTTTTCCAGTGTAAACAAATCCTCAATAAACAATGGGTCGGTTTCTGAATACACAGGTCTGGTAACATCATAATTACTGGATTCTGATGAATAATCACCAGACACCTTTGGGCCCAGATACTTATGAATATAAATATCAAGTCCACCAACTGTATACTGCTCTGAGATCACACTGTCTAGATACTTGTAATCGTTGCGTTTTTCAGGAGACCATAAACTTAATCTTGGCATATTAAATAATCTTTATATGTTGTAATTTAACCACAATAAGTACATTTTATGAACTCACGGCAAATTTTTATGTATTTATCCGCTTTGACTAGGTTGACAACATTGGTTCAGGGCTCTATAATAAGCAGATACTAACAAATAGGAGTTAGCAATGGCCCGTAAGCCTCAAAGCAACAAAATCAAGGCAGCAGCCGCAGAAGCCAAATATGTAGGACAAGAGCCTACTTGGGCAGAACAGCCTGCTGAAGAAAGTCGCACATCAGCATTAGTTACTGCTATGAACTGGTACAACTATACTTGTGATAGCAAACAAGCCAAGCAAATGATGCTGGATTACTTCAAAGAGCAAGGCAAAGCCGATGCTTATAAAGTGATTAAAGGCACCGCAGATGCGAAGCTCACTAACACAGTGGGTTGGTTGTGTCGTATGAGCAATCAAGGGCTAGAGCTTAACGAAAACGAAGTTGAACGCATCAATTTTGAAGTGGAACGTCACGTAAACGATGCTCCGGAAGTTGAAGAAACAAAGGAAGAAGCAAAGCCCAAAGGTCCCACTATTCAGGAACGTATGCTTGAAAAGGCAAACGAAGCAGCAGGCGAGCTCGAAGGGCTACTAGACAACTTTATTCTCAATGGATGTAAGCCAGTTAAGGGCGAAAATCCTATTGATGTACTAAAAGTTGCTAACATCCTGCCGCAGCATATTTCAGTAATCACTGATATATGGGAAGCAAAGCTCGCTGAATTCCGTGCAGCACACGACGGTGACGAAGAAGTTGTTGAGTACTATGCTAATTACGGTAAGATTGAACTGCGCAACCTTGTAAAGTTTGCCGAACAAGTAATCGCTGACGCACTGAGTTATGTACAGTTTAAGAAGGTTGCCAAGACTCCGCGCCGTAAAAAGCCAGTTCCGCCTGAGAAAGTAGTAGCAAAACTCAAATATATGAAGGAATTTGGTGATATCAAGTCAGAGAAGCCTGTGAAAATTCTTGGTGCTAAGGAAATGTTTGTGTACAACACTAAGAATCGCAAGCTACAATACTATGTAGCAGACCAGCACTCAGGTGGGTTATACGTGAAGAACAATGCTATTATTGGTTATGACCCGACTCAAAGCGTTATGAAGACGCTTCGTAAACCAGATGAGCAGATTAAAGAGCTTACAAAAGCAAGTAAACCTAACAGCCGTAAGTTCTTCAAAGATATTAAAGCAGTAGAATCTAAACTAAATGGACGTTTCAATGGGAACCTTGTTATCATTCGAATCCACTAATCCAATAATTGTATTTTATCCAACATTTGCTGGTGGAAAATTTATAGGAAACTGTCTATCTTTGAGCAAAAATGTTCTGCCAATGAAAAAAGATTGTGCTCTGTATCTTATGGAACATCCAACAGATTACTTGTATCGTTTAAAATGTATTATGCAAACAATACCTCCTAAAGATAATATGGATCAATGGAGGGATGGAATCGAATTTGGTGATACTGAATTTTATGGAATAGATTTTTTAGATCGTTGGCTATCTGGCAAGTTAGATAATACACATATTTTAAATAATCTTTTAAAGAAAGAGTTTAATTTTCTTATTACAGCACATGGAAATGGACATGGCTTGTCCCAAGTTGCAAAAATATTACAAAATAGCACAATTTTAATTTTATATAACTATCAAGATTTTTATAATATTTCTCTTTCGCTAAAAGGAGGTAATTTAAGTATTGATTATTTAGGTAATTATAGAAAAGAAAAATACGAAGACGTGCTAGCTGGGCCTTCGTGGCCGTCCTGGAGTGAATTTAACAAATCATTATTTAATGTGCAATTTCTTAGCAAAAGTTATGATCATGTTAAGCAAGAAATTGACTATTTCTATGGAGGCGGAAACATTAAAAACAAAATTGTTGGATTTGATATGTCAACAATTTTTGATCAACAGTTATTTCTGAAAGAAATGCAATTATTATACACTAATATGGGGTATGATGATTTTAATGAAAAGATATTAAAAATTTTCTGGGAATCTTGCATAGCCCTTCATACTTAATTTGCACTAAATAGTGTAATAAGGATGGACAGGACATATGAGTTTAGATTCTCTAAAGCAAGATCTCTTTAAATACGTTGGATTAAGATTAGGCGATGGCATTATCGACATCGAACTTGATCCAGAACATTATGAGATCGCTTACCAAGAAGCACTTGGTATTTTTAGACAACGATCGCAGGCTAGCACGGAAGAAAGCTATGCGTTTTTAACACTCCAGGAAGGACAGGATACTTACACACTACCACAAGAGGTAACACATGTCCGTCAAATTTTCAGACGTACTCTGGGGGACGCTACTGGCCCTTATAGTACTAGCTTTGACCCATTTAGCCAGGCTACTCTTAACGTCTACCTTCTAAACTACACTTATGCAGGTGGTTTAGCTACCTTTGAAATGTATTCACAGTACGTTGAACTTGCAATGCGTATGTTTGGCGGGTTTATGAACTACACATTCAATCCTGTAACAAAACAACTTCGTGTTGTGCGCGACCCAAAAGGCACAGGTGAAGAAATTCTACTTTGGGTATACAATGCTAAACCAGAAGTAACATTGCTACAAGACTATCAAACATCACAGTGGATCAAGGACTATACTACTGCTGCCGCTAAAGTTATTATTGGGCAAGCACGTGAAAAATTTGCTAGTATTGCTGGTCCACAAGGTGGCTCTGCATTAAATGGTTCTCAAATGAAGCAAGAAGGTATGTCCGAAAAGCAAGCATTGCTTGATGATTTGCGCAATTATGTAGATGGTTCACAACCAATTACATTCGTAATAGGATAATAAGATGCGAGCAGGCGAATTTATTCCTAAAGACGAACCGGATATATTAATTCGTATGCGCGATTTAATAAAGCGTATACAAACGATTAAAAATCCAGAACTAAAGGATAAACTACTACAACTAACTGCGTCTGTTAGAACTATGTCCGATATCGACATGATAGACAGCGCATTGTACAAGTTTGGCGTAAAAGAACTTAACGAACACGAAATGGTTTGGAGTCGTTCTAAAACTACAACACGCGGTGGTAAAGCAAAACTAAAATGGCGTTGTACTTCTGGCAAGCGTAAAGGACGTATTGTTCCTTCTGTTTCAGATTGCGACAAGCCAATTGACGTAGCCAAGCGTGAAAAAATGAAGCGCACAAGAGCGCAAACTTACAAACAACAAGCCCGCAGAAGCGAGCGTTCGAAACGTATTAACACAGCAAGCAGACTGATTCGTGCTTTAAATAAAGCACGCAAAGGTTGACAACTACTTAACACTCTACTATAATACCAGTGTGAACACAGATAAAAAAATTGTTCTTGTTTGGCCACCTAGTCTTGGCGGAAGCTGGGTTAGCCACACAATACACAAAATGCAAGATGACAACAATACTGCATTCGATCAAGACAGTTATCATATGCGTATTTTTGATTCTGCTCCTAGGGAAAAAGGACTAAGCTGTGCGCATTATTATAATGCAACACATAAGTTAGAGGTTCAAAGTATTCACAAGAATAACATCCTAAAAGTTTTATCAACACCGTATCCTTTTAATCACTATATTAATAAGGCACATAAAATTGTTTTAAATGCCGAAATTTTAGATTATAATGTGTGCGACAAAACGTTAATAGAACAGTTCCACGAGCTTACTGACCATGCCTGGTACATATTAGATGATGAATTTTATAAAGAAACATACTATCAAAACTACGACGTTGACTATCAACTAATTTTTACTAATCCTGTGGAATTTTTTGATACTATTTTTGAGTGGTACGCAGATCATAATATTCCCATTAAAAAAGATTATTCTATAATTGATACGATGGTTAATCAGTATAAACAAACATTATTGAACCCAACCGAGATATACGCAAATTACCAAAATTTAATATGGCTTGCGTGGTGTCATGCTATATGTCTGCGTGATAGCATTGTTATAGATATAAACATTGACAACTCATGTACTTTATCGCAGATATCAGATATTTTTAAGCTGCGTAGCGAATATTTTGAACAACAAACCAAAGATTTAATTTTTTATTGGGATTAATTGTGGACTTAATGCTGGATATTGAAACTCTAGGTTCTGCACCTGACTCTGTGATTCTTACGATCGCGGCGTGTGCTTTTGATCCATTTTCCGGAACCATCTACGATAAGCATGCAATGTACCGTCGTATTGATACTGAATGTCAGGACGATAGAAGTATTGATGATCTAACTGTTGAATGGTGGGCAAAACAAAGTTTAGAAGCACAAGAAGAAGCGTTTGGAGAGCATGATCGTATTCCACTAGAAGATGCCCTTCAGGAACTCAGCAATTTGATCTGGAAATCAAATATTACCTGGGCCAATGGTATATCGTTTGATATTACTATTTTGGAAAACGCATTCAAGAGTTATGGGATGCGATTGCCCTGGCAGTACTATAATGTTCTGGATGCCAGAACAGTCTATCGAATGAACCCAGATCATGAACGTCTGGGAAACAGTCACCATGCATTCGAGGATGTTATTTTACAGATTAGTTTATTGCAACGTACTTTTAAAAAACTGGGTATCAAAAATCTCTGATCAGATCCCCTTGTTTCCAGGGCGATTCGCTCTTATCAATTTCCACAACACAATTTAAACAAACACTACGCAGATTTGTGATTGTAGCATCGTTTAAATCGCCGTTGATATGAAACACCACAGTTTGTGATGCATACTTGGCCTTGAATCCACACAAGTCACAGGTTAATTTTTTCTGATATCCTGTTTGTTTCCATCTGGGCACAAACGGTTTTTTTCTTTTCCCCTGGCGATGACATGCTCCACACTTGGATCGATAGTGTGGTACTCCATCTTTGTGGTAATTTACAGCACATACCTGCTTTCCACACACTGAACACATGGGTCTTTTCATGTGTTTATTTAGCATAAGGCCTTTGCAAAGCCTTGGTAACCGTGCTTTTTACAGTGTATTCAATAAATAGATATAACAACAATTTATTGTGAGGACAAACAAAATGGCATTAATTTCTCCAGGCGTTGAAGTTTCGATTGTCGATGAAAGCGCATACCGTTCATCTGCTACAAACAGCGTTCCTTTTATTCTAATTGCTACAGCACAGAATAAAGTTAACGCAGCAGGCACAGGTGTTGCTGCTGGTACACTTGCTTCAAATGCTAACGCTACTTATTTAATTTCAAGCCAACGAGAGCTTGTAAACACTTTTGGTAATCCGTTCTTCTATAACACTACCTCTGGTACACCAATCAATGGTTATGAACTAAACGAATATGGATTATTGGCAGCATACTCAGTACTGGGAGTCAGCAACCGTGCATATGTACAGCGTGTTGATGTTGATTTGGCTGAATTGGCTGCTAGTTTAACTCGTCCAACTGGTGCGCCATCGACTGGAACTTGGTGGTTAGACACTACCGAAAGCACGTGGGGGATTTTTGAATGGAATGCAACTACTAATACATTTGCAAACAAAACTCCAATTGTAATTACCAATACATCTGATCTTACCGCAGGGGTTCCTAATTCCAGCATTGGAACAGTAGGATCGTACGCAGTAGTAGCTACTAATGTGAACAATCCAGTATACTATAAAAATATCAGCAACAATTGGGTGTTGGTTGGCAGTGATGATTGGAAAAATAGTGTTCCAGCAGTTAGCGGATCAACCGCTTCACCATCACTTGTGGCAGGTGAAACAGTTACACTTAACGGAACCACAGTTACATTAAGTGGCACAACTGTATCAAGTTTTGCAAGTGATATTAACAGTGCTGGTATTTCTGGCATCACAGCAGCAGTAGTTAGTAATAAACTTGTGATTTATGTGGCAGATTTATATGTAACTGGTACAGAAAGTGACAGTTCTGAAGATCACAGCGTAGTATTAGCCGATACGTCAGGAACCCCATTTGCAGATTGTGGTATCACTGTTGGCACATACAATGCACCAACATTGCAGTACAGCACGCACGCAGTAATCCCACGTTGGAGAAGTTCAGATACTACTCCTAGACCTACTGGAAGTGTTTGGGCTAAAACCACAAATGTTAACAGCGGTGCAAATTTAAGTGTTAAGAGATATGATGCTACAGTTGGTACTTTTGTGAGCCAAAGCGTACCATTGTATGCAAATGATGCTGCTGCAAACTATGCATTAGATGCTAGTGGCGGCGGTACAAACATCTCTGCAAACAGCACTTATGCAGAATATGATGTAACAAACAACAACAGTGCGCTAGTTAAAATTTATCAGCGCCAAGCAAGTGGAAACACAGTTGTTACTGGTAGCAGCACTAGTCCCACGTTTACTAATGGTGAAACATTTAGAATTAGTGCAAGCGTTGCGGGCAGTACTAGTATGAGTACTCCTGTGTTA